TCGCCATTCTGAGGTAATCAAGCGGGCTTTTCGCCTTGGGTGGAATCTTGTTGACAGGCGCAGACCGCTTGTGCTCTCGCAACTCTTCACGCATTTTATCCAGCAACTTCGATCCTGTCTTGTTATCTCCACCGCCTAAAGCGGTAACAAATGCAGCCGGTAACACATATTCACCGTCAGCGATCTTGGCGGGAACTGGACTGGCAGAACCGCCGTGAGCGTGATGGGGGATCTGGTTGCGGAAATGCTCTAACGCCTGAGCGCCTGCTTTGCTGGAACCGTCACCCAACTGGGCCACGGAATCAGCGTCAATCACATAGTCACCGTCATGAAGCATGGCAGGGATGTCGTCTGACTGGCCAGTGCCACGTCCAGCCGCGTAATAGCCCGTTTGGCCGGTGATAAATTCTGGGTGATGTCCTTCAGGCGCCTCGGGGTGATAACGCGCTGGAAGGCCTCCTTCAGCCATACCGCCCACACCAACAACTGGGCCGCCACCCATCAAATGGCTGCGCAACTCAGGATTGATTGAGTTGTACAACTGTTGAAGCGCCCTCGGTTTAACCGAGTTTATGTATTTTGTGCTTGACTCCAAGCCGGTTGGTGCGGTGTTTTTCATAGGTGTTGGCTGGAAATCTCTACTAGCGTCAGACAAAACTTTTTGTAGGCTTGAAGAATTATCGTTATCAATTGAGTTCAATTGGTCAAGCAAAGTGCCGCCGTCACTCTTGTGGATAAGACCGCCATGAGCCGCTTGTTCTTCTGGCGCACTTTCTTCGGCGGGGGCTTTGATGTTTTGAGCAGCCAACGCTTCTTTCAAGTCGGGGTCAAGCGAAGAATACAACTGATTCAAGGCAGCCATCTTGGCCATCTTTGTATGCGGATCAGTTGATTGCAACTCAGACGTATCGTTGTTGAACTTGGGCATCATGGCCTGTGCTTTTGCTTGCTGTTGCGCTTGTTGCAACCCGGTTAAGCCAGAACTCAATCCTCCCAATGCAGCAATTGTTGATGCCTGATTTGAAGCAATTGTGGAGTTTGTCGCAGCATTTGCGGCCGCCGAAGCTTCAGCAGATTTTGCAATCTCGTCTTGAGTTTGCTTAGACAAGTCGTCGATATTTTGGTTGGTCGTATCCAAACCGGCTTGGGTTTGTTTCTGATAAGCATCTAACTGTCCTTGCACAGTTGCAATGCCTTGCTCATCCAAATTCTTGACCTGATCAATAGCGTCACCAAAACTGGTGCCCATGTTAGTCAAAGATTTTGCAAGATCAGCCTGAGCAGAACTTAGATTCTGAAAATCAGATTGTTGTTGGCCAGACAACTGACCAAAATCAGTTTTTTCTTGCTCAGACAAATTGGCTACATTCTGATTGGTGGCCGCTATGTTTTGATTTGTGGTTTCTTGATTGGAAGCAACTGTGTTCCCCAAGGCAGAGAGTCCGGCTTGAGTTTGTTCTTGATAACCTTGCAGTTGGCCATTCAATGTCGCCAGACCCTGCTCATCAAGATTTTTCACTTGATTGATTGCATCACTTAAAGACGTGCCGGTTTCAGTCAACGCTTTTGCGGTTTCTTGTTGAGCCGTGCTCAAGGTGTTGAAATCTGTTTTCTCTTGATCGGATAAATTATTAACAGCCGCATTTTCAGATGCCGCATTTGCGTTGACAGTATTAGTTAAATTTGATAGGGCGCCTGTTGTTTGAGTTTGATTTGTATCAACCGTGCTCTTCAAAGCATCAATTGCCGAAGTGTTTTCCGCTGTGCCCGCCGCAACATTAGAAATTGCTGACGACAAATTGCCAGTATCTTGCGCTTCTTTCAACGCTTGCGCTTGTTGATCAGTCGTCAACTGTGAAAATGCGGCTTTATCACTCGCAGACAAATTAGCCACAGCTTCATTGGTAGAGGCTAAAGCAGAATTTGTGGTGGCCTGATTTGTGTTGACAGTATTGTTCAACGCATCCAAGGCCGACTTGTTTTCAGATAGACCAGTTTGTAGACCAGATACTTGGTTATTAACCCCAGCCAAGTTGCTGCTGACGATCTGGTTGACTTGATCGGCAGTCATGCCGGGATTGGCGGTCATCGCAGACTGAATGTCAGCCTTAACTTGAGCCTCGGTTAAACCGGGGTTTGCTGCCATTTGTTGGGCAACAATCGTTTGAACGTCAGAAGCCGATAAACCGGGTGAGCCTGACGATGCAGGAAGAGAAACTGACAGACCGCCTGAGTCACCGCCAGAAATATCGGTGTTATCGTTTGTTGTAGCAGGGGTTTCTTGGGATGTTACGTCCACGTTGGTCACCGTGCTCTCAGGATTGTTGGCTGGAGTCTCGCTCACGCCATTACTGTCTGATTGGTTGTTTGTCCCAGTAATCGCAATCACCGGTGTACCATTTCGAGTTGGCAAAGAATCAATGCTGCCTGCGCTTGGAGGCGCACTACCGGGGACATTGGTCAACCCAGCGGTCATCGGGCCAGCAGGGCCAGCCGCAGTTAAACTGGGGTTTGAGAACACCAGATTGCCATTGGCATCAGTGGTTAGACCAGTTCCAGCCAGTGGATCATTAGAGGCTACTGTGGTTGATGGAAGTCCGCCACTTGGAATTGTGGTGTCAGCGCTTCCATTGTCTGGATTCAAGCTGGAACTGTTCATAGTTCCAATACCGCCAGTTTGACCGGCGGTAGGATTGCCAGCTAAATCTTTTAATGCGCCGCTGATCTGGCTGCCAACGTAGTTGCTACCAGCGCCGATTGCAGCATTGGTCAAAATTTGTGTTGGGTCTGCACCCTTCAAAGCAGCAGAAGTGGCGGCACCAGCAGCACCCGCCAAAGGTGCTGACAATAAGTTTGCCCCATTCTGGCCAAGCCCAGAAGAAACACCGCTACCAATACCGCTGATCAACGCATTGGTTGGGCTGGCACCAGTCACCATATTACCGACTGTTGAGCCAATGGTATTTGAAATTCCAGTTGTTAGGCCTTTATTTTGGCAAACAAGGCAAGAAATAGTCGGGGACACCAAGTTGCTGACATTACTTCCAACCACACCGCCAACAAGACCCAAAGCACCACTCTCAAGGGCTTTTGTTGGATCTTGGCCAGATGCCAAAGACAAACCAGTCTTTAGGGCGGCATTCTTGATCGCCTGATCGGAAGGCATCAAGTTAAGGTTTGACAATGGGCTGGCGGCAGCATCAGCAGCGCCTGCTCCAGCGGCGGCAGCAGTGCCCCCTGAAACCGCAGCAGAACCAGCGCCAGCAATAGTTGCCCCATCAGCACCAATAATTGACCCATCAGCAAGAACGGTAGCGCCATTGGCAAGCACAGTTCCGGGCAATAAACTTCCAGTTGTTTCGGCAGCAGCACCACCCAATGACCCTAATGCGCCAAGATCGCCCAAGCCTGCTGTGGCAATGCCACCCAGAACTACTGGAACAATTTTAGACAATAAATTGCCAAAACTGTGTGCATCATCAGCAGCAGCTTGTGTCATTTTTTGTTGATAAGCTGGCCCACTATTGGTTGCCAAAAGATAGCCCTTAGCCGCTGGATCATACTGAGATATTTGTCCAGTTACTGGGTCATGGTAATAATACATATTGCCGCAGCAATTGCCGCCCGACGGCCTATATGTCCATCCAAATTGTGGGTTTAATACGCAAGTTGCAGTCAAATTGCATTGAATCGAATTCAATGAAGACAACAGGCAAGAACACAATGCTTTACCTGCAATTGGCGCTCTTACAGAATTGCCAGAAGCAAAAGATGGCAAAGCACCAGCGCTCTGATTCTGTGCGCAACCGAACGATGGAAGTCCTTGAAGATGATTCATGATGTGATGCTCATAATCCCGCACATAGACTCTGCCCAACCACGCCAATCACTGAATTGACGTGCGTCAGGAATACCAGACTGCACGAAGTAACCAATACCGTTTAACCCGTCGACCCAGTCCATCCAATGCTCTTCGTCAACATGGCCAAGCTGATTCGGAGCAAACAACTCCTCCATCAGTTTGCAATACTGATCCCAAGTCATCCCTCTGGGGTCGTAGGTGATCATGGGTTGCCCGTTCCGCGAACGTCGCCGGTTTCGATGCCGAGGATGATCTTACCCATTTGATAGTCGCCATTGAACGTGTTCGACTCAAAACGCAAGCGCATTTCACGACGTTGTTCACGCATGTCAATTTTCAAAGTGGTGGGATCGAAATTGTAGGGCAGAGAAGGCTCATCAGTGCCATCGGCATAACCCTTACCCGTCACGATCACGTCCATCGCGCCGCTTTGGATAAAGTTAGGCTCAACACGATCCAAACGAGTCCAGTTGTTTGCGCCGGGTTGTTGGGTTGAACCAACCAGACCAGCCAAACTGCCCAGAATAGGTGTTTCAAACGCCGAGTAAATGGCATCGACATTCGTCAAATAAACTTGATCTGTGCCGGTTTCGTGTTGCCAGATGGTGTAACCATTGGCTGTGATTGTTGTGGCGCCTACAGCGGTGCTGGTGGGGTTTGAAACCGTGTAAGTTCCTGTTCCACCCGAGCCAGTTCCCAAGCCAGTAATGACCATCTGATCCGGTACACCCAAGCCTTGGAGAATCTGACCCACAAAGATGGTTCCATAGTTAACAGAGGTAACGGTCAACGTAGTAGTAGTGACCGAGCCTTCAAACGAAACAATCGGAGTGGCGTCCGTGCCACCACAGATGGGTTTCGGGAACACTTCAGTAAACGTGCCAGCAGACCGGTTAGCGCCCGGTGCAGAGCCAGCGTCGTACCAAATCTTGTCTTTGACGTTGTAAATGATGGCGTCAGTACATTCAGTCGCATCACCACGCGGATAGAACCACCAGATTTCGTTGTAGCGAGGAACTTTAGATACCCACACCTTTTGGCGCTGGCTGAAGTTCACGTTATCAAAGAACCAGTTTAAATTCTGATCATTCTTGATTTCTTGCACCGTACCGTTGTACATCAAGAACCGATCCACGCCGCACCAGTAGTAAATGCCATCGTATTCAATGACGGAACTGGACGACATGATCGAACTTTGTTGGGTGATCAAGTCATAGCGCCAGTAGAACGTCGATGACGTGGTTCCTGTGGTGACTGTTGTTGGGGTGTAGGACACGCGTATAACCGAATCCAGCGACCAGAACAGCCCAGAAGGTGATGTAGTACCACCACGAACTGGAAGCCCCTTCACGATCTTTGTAGAGGCCACGTTGTTGGCGTTGGCGTCAGACGATGTCCAGTTGGTGAAGTCACCAGCCGCACAGTTTTGGATCAGCCCGTTGTTGCCGTACACAAACAAATAAGGGTACAGCATCACAACACCGCCAGACACGGAGATGTTGTTGTCGAATGTCAGGGTCACCGTGCCAGATGCGGTGGCGGCATTGTTCAAAGTCGCAGTCCACACCCCAGCCACGGTGGTGGCAGACACCACATAAGTGTTGGCGGGGATGCCAGTTCCAGTTACGGTTACCCCCGGCCCAATGCCAGCGATGGTCGAAGCAAACGTGACGGTTTTCAGCGTATTTGTTGTTGTCCCTGCGGCCGTAAACACACCAACTGGCGTTAGAGTTGTACCAGTAAACGCACCAAACAATGGGCGGGTGTTGGTAGTGCTGGAGATGTATTGAAGATTTTGTCCGGGGTGAGCGATTAACTGAAGTTGGTTGCCGCCAGTTGAATCCCAACCAATGTCAAACTGCCACAAGTTATTGGCGCTTGGCGTGAATGTCGGTGCGGTTGGCAACGAGAACGGTGTTGGCCCAGTACCAATAGCAGTCACGTTGTTGGTGACCCATTGTTGAATGCCTGCGCTGTAGCCAGAGATGATGTAGTTGAGGCCGTTTGAGGCGCTCATGGTAAGACCACGAGAGATGCCCGAAGCGTTCAAGAAGGCGCCGGTGTAGCCGCCAATCTTTCTAGGCAGGCCACGCTGGAAACGCACCCACTCACCGTCGACATAGGACGGCGCAGCAAATTGAGTTCCATCCCGCTGTATACCCGGCGGGATTTGTAGGGCAATGACTTTATCGGTCAAAACGTGCCCCCGCTTATGCCGTTAAGAACGGTCAACCCGGTTGAACTGAAATAAGCTGCCTCAGAACCAGCCACCGTAATACCCAATTGGTTTGAGTTGGGGACATACAAACCAGTATTTGTGTTGCCGGTAAAGTTCAACGATGGGTTTGTTGATGAGCCAACATTCAATGTCAACGTGCCAACACTGTTCGAAACTGTTGAAACGGCGTATACGTTCGTGCCATCGCAAACCATGGCAATCGTGGTGCTATTCGGAACAGTTGTTGTTGCACCGCCAGCCACACTGGTCTTGAAGGTCATCGTATACGAGCCACTCGTATTATTGGTGATGACGTAGAACTGAACCGTGGAAGGAACAACCACGTTTGTGTTTTGGCTCAGGACACCTGAATACTCTTGAAGGGTATACGAGGCTTGCGTTGCAGACAGCGTGATCGTGGCGCCAGCACCGGTGACAGAGATTTGTTCTTGCGTGAAGTTGAACAACGTGCTCTGGCCATAACCCCAAGTGCTGTAACCAGTTGATCCATCAGAAACCAGAGAGAACGACTCACCGATCTGCAACTGGGTTGATGTTCCCGCTCCGTCTATCTGGTCGGTGCCACTGGTCTGAATAGTCAGGATGCCAGTACCGTTGTTCTTGACAATGGTGAACCAGTTGATCCCGACAGTCGCAGATGATGGCAACGTAATCGTGCCAGCGCCACCTTCCCAGACCGACAACTGCGATTGAGCATTTGCGCTCAGAGTTGAATTGGAGTAGTAGTTCACCAAAGGCGTTGTGGTGTTCAGCGTGTTACCGATGGCATCCAAGCCATACCCAGCCAGAGTGGCCGCATTGGCAGACGATGTACCAGCACCAAACTGGACTTCAGTCCATGTTCCGTTGACCGTGCTGTTGTTGGTCAGCCAGATGTAATACGCAATGCCGGGAGCCACAGAAACAACCGAGTTGCCAGAGTTGTCAGCCACCGTGAAAGTGTAAGAGCCAACGTTGCGCACGATGATGGCTTGGCCGGTCGACACCTGAGTGGCAGGGGGCAACTCCAAAAGCAACGCAGAGGCCGTAATAGCCTCAGCCGTGCCGATTGTTTGCGAGATGCTGATGATGTATGTGCCGGTGCTTCCAGAGCCGCTTCCAAGGGCTGTAATGGTCGTCCCTGCGGCGATGTTCGTGCCGATGATAGTTTGGCCAACTTGAACCACGCCAGAGGTCACAGAGGTCACAGTCAGGGTCGTGCCTGAGATAGTTCCCCGGAACGATGCCGCACCAATGGTTGCGGTCACGTCAATGATGTTCGCCGAGGTGACGGCGTCATTACCGTTGATCGGCCACTCAAGAGGCGTGTTAGCGCTGATCGTCAGCGACTCGTAAGAGACTTGGCTCGGTGAAATCGTCTGGCCAGTAAATGGCGATGTATATGTGGTCATGGTTTGCCTTAACTGTCAACAGCCACCGCAGAACGGTCGCCAACGCGGGATACGTCTTCGGTCTTGAGGGCGTTCAATGCTTCGGTAAACATCTGACTCCACAGAGCCAGTCGAGCATCGTTCTTCAAGAATGGGGCTGTTTGTTTCAATGTGCCAAACAGCATGGCATTGGGTGCATTCTGTGTGAGCCAGTTGGTTTGATTGTTTGAGTCCAGCGGCTGGAGTCGGGTGTAGCACAAAGCCTCAAAGCTGTATGCCGCATCAGGTGTAGGCGCCACAAACCAATGATCGTAATCGTAGTCAGCGTAATACAGCGGCTGTGCGGTTGCGCTCACCACGGGCCAGTAGTTGTTTAGGTATTCCAGTTTGCGCAGCAGCAAAGGTTGTTTGTTTCCAGAACCGTCCACCAGTGTCATGGACACAGTCTTGCGCCAACGTGCAGGCTTTTGGATAACTGCGCTACCAGCTTGGAGGGTTGAATCAACAACTTCCAGTTGGCCCAATGTTTTGATTTCTTGGGCGATCTCAAACTCAGCCAAAGAAATGGCTGTGGGGATGAAGTTAACGACCGCTTGGTCTTTCCGCTCCAAGTACTGAAGGACGGTACTCGTTAGGGAATCATAGGTGAGGACAAAGCTTGGTGTGGTCATACCTTATTTTCCCATTAGGAGGTGAGAACAGCAAGCGCATGTTCTGCGTGTTTACGGCGTTCTTCAAGGCCAATTGTGCCACCGTTAATAATTTTTGTGCATTTGATGAAGTCCCAAGCCTCGGCCGGGGCGTTCAACTTGTGCGTGTCCCAAAACCAACCAGCGGTCAGGGCTGCGTATTCTGGGGTGGCGATGAGTTCGGGGTGCATGACGAAGTCGAACCCAAGCGCTTGTCCCGCGTGATAATAATTTGCGTGGCCGGTAAGCTGAACGCATCCCCGCCCTCGAAAACGAAACCCGTCGCCAGAAGCTTCGTCACGGTTGCCCATTCGGTTTGCGTAAACCATGTTGGCAATTTTCTTTGGGTTTCCTGCATATTGATTGGCAATCTCTTGTGTGGGGAAGCGTTTATCCCAAAGCCGCATCAACGTAGCCGCTTTGTAATTTAGGTTTTCTTCAAGAATCTTAAAGTTAGCGCACTCATGCCCACATTGCCCAATGAACATGGCTTGTTGCTTGGGCGTGGCGATGTGGAACCGCTCAAAGGTCTTGTTCAAGCCATCAACCCACGCGGGGCTGATACCCAGCTTTTGAAGTTGATCACTGTTTAACATTGACCTTGTCCTTTACTGCGTTATAGGTGTCGATGCAGGCGTTGAGGCGGGTGATGGCTGTGTCGCCTTCTGCTGCGATGGTGACAATATCTTTAAGAGCCTGTCGCTCAGATTCGGCTCCATCTTTTGTATCTCCTCCGGCAGTTCCGGCATCTGTACTGGCTTGAACACTACAGGTGGAGGGGAAGCGCAACTCGCCAGAGTCAATGCGCTTAAAAGTATCAGTCTTTTTGGCTTGAATAGCATTGTTTGCCTTTCGGAGTGCTGCGGTCTTGTCTTTTAAGGTTTGGGCCAACTCAGCCTCTTTGGCGCGGGCTTCGGCGTTCAATCGGTCGATCTCGGCTTTGTCTTCAGCCACACGGCGCTCATAGCCCTTGTGATCTGCAACGTAATAACCGCCACCCAGAGCCATTACCACGCCACCGATTTGCATCAGCAGGGCATAGGTGGCGATCACCGGCAGCAGTTTGGCGAAGTAACTGACCCCATACAAGGCCACGCCAGCGATCATGGCCGCACAGGCGATGACGTAGAACAAATCACTGAAGAAGGTAAGGAACCAAGTCATTCTGCGTCCTTTGCGGCTGCACGTTCATTGGCAATCTCTTCACGCTCTGGGTGTAAGTGATCCGGCGCTGTCGTGGGCGGTGGAGGGGGGCGCCAGTCTTCGTCGAACGTAGGGTTCACAAACGTGGGCATAGCGCCGAAAGCTTGGCTTTGCTGTGGCACACCCATAGGCATCGTGGGCTGGCCCATTTGCTGGCCATAGCATGGTTGCATTGTTGGCGTATTGGTGGCCGCTTTGACCCCCGCCAAGGTGCCTGCAACGCCGCCAGCGACCCGTTTGCCGACGATACCACCTATACCCCCAACCAACAGCAAAACGATGTCGTTGAGCATCTTTGTGTAGGCTTGGTCGATGGGAGCCATTGCCTTGATTGGTTGCACCACGAAAGTGACCGAATAAAGCAAGCAGATAACGATGAAGAACAGAATACCCGTGATGGCAAGCACCACGATAGCCCAGATGCGGACTTCGATGTCTTCAGCGCTTAGGCGGTGATCCGGGTGGTTGCTGAACAGATTCAACTTGTTTCTCCAGAACTGGGGCGACTAAATAGTCGGGACACGTCTGCGTGAACAGACACCGAGGACGTTGGCACTCAGGGTCTTGGAAGTGATCAAAGTCCTGACAGGTATATCGATACCGGTCAGAGCAACCACTAAGTGCGATGATGATGAGCAGGCTTGGCAGCAGCTTTCGCATCTTGCACCTCTTGGAAGACGAAATACCCAAACACGGCTACAGCAACCAACAAAACAACCACCGCAATTGCGGTCATCAACTCTTCGAATTCTGCTTTTTTGGCCTTGGCTCGGTCTTCAGCAGCTTTCTCGGCAAACTTGTCAGCTTTGTCCATGCTGGCTGCACGGCTTTTAATGTTGTTCCAAACATCTACTTTTCCTGCTTGCATGAACAGAATTTGCAATTCAGCTTCAAACTGTTTGGATTGCTCCAGCGCCATTTCAAGTTGAATGGCTGTGCCCATGTTAGAGGCATTGCCAGAATCTTTAGCTTCTTTAATTGCTTGAACACCGTTGTTCTTGGCGTCGAAATACTTGCCCAACACAGGCCCAAGCGAGCCGACATCGTCGACCGTCTGACTCATCTTCTTGACGAGTTTTACGGCCGACTGTATCGCTGCGAGGGCTGAGATGGGATCAATCATTTCACACTCCTATGAGATGCTTCAGCAATTGTTCCAGATATTTAGGGCCAAACAATGACACCGCAATTAAGCAGTACAAGATGTACTCAATGCGCTGCATGCGCTTTGAGCCTTCGTCAAAACGCTTTTGGATGCCAGCATAGCGCTCCGCACAAACCGCCTCGTGAACGCTCAGTTGTTTGTCCGTCTTTGTGGCGAGTTCGTGCGTAGCTTCCATTACCCAAACCCCAGTTAAACTGGATCGGTCACCACCGCTGGTTCATCAGACACAGCAGAGGCGTTATCAGAAAGAACCTCCACAGCGGGTGCTTCACCAGAATCATCACCACCAGCATCAGCAGGAACGGCAGAATCATCGGCAGCGCTTGCCTCAGCAACTGGAGCATCAGGAACGGCGGCGGCAACTGGTTCAGCAGCCACAGTATCTGATCCAGTTCCGCTTGCATCTACAGGAGCCACCACAGCATCTTTTGGCTGCATGTCTTCGTACTTGGCTTTGACGAAGTCAAGGAAACGATGAACTTCATCATTCGCTTGGCTTCCGAATTCAGCAACATATTGGCGAATATCATTCAAAAATTGCATGGGTGGCTCCTAAAGGTTATGCCTCAGCGGGCTTAGGTGTAACGTCAGTCACTGAGGCGGCGGCTGTTTCGGCCAACGATTGCTTCAGCATGTTCAAAAACGAGTCACGACCAACCGAAAGTTGGTCGACGGAAAATTTGGCAGAGTTGACCTTTCGCTCCAGATCAGCAACGTGTTCAGTCATCACTTTTTGCTGGTCGGTGAAGGTGTCGTAGTCATACTCAACGCCGTCGATAACGATTTGGGGTTTTGTGTTGTTGCCCATTTCAGTTTTCCTTTTAAAGTGCCACCAAGATCGGGTGGTGGCTTCCCGTTAAATTACGACTGAACCCAAGGCAAGGGTGGTTGCGTAGTGGCGGGTGTAATCTGAGCAGCCAAGTTAGCGTTAATAGCAGCCTCAGTAGCTTCTTGGTTCACGCCGTTTTCCCAGCACCAGCCAACCACTTGGGCTTGGGTCAGGTCAGCGTAGGGGGTGAACGAGCCGCCAGCAGCAGGTTCAGGGAACGAGCAAGTGCCGTAGATAGAGTTGGTGAACGTCACAGGGGGTGTGGCAGTGTTTGCCTCAGTGCCCGTGCAGCGCCAGCCGCAGGTCAGAACGACCTCGCTGTAGCCGTTGATGGTTTGGGTGGATGCTTGGAGCCAATCTATGCTCCATTGGATTTGTGCTGACATGATTAGCCTTTCAGTTGATTAAGCAATGTTTGCCGCTTTGAGGCGGGAACGGAGGGATTGGATTTCTGCCCACATCACAGGGATAAGGGCGCTTGCATCCATTTGTTGATACACGGGGTTGCCATCTTTATCAACGGCATCTTTTTCACCAGTATGTGCGTAATCTGGTGTTTCGTGAGCGATGAACATTGGACGCTCTTGTGTAGCGCCTTTCATCTTGCCCATGTAAACAGGCACAGAATCAATCAATGCACCACTACCAGTTACAGGACCATAAATATCTTTTGCTCGGTAGTCAGAGGTAACATTGTAGGCAACAAGACCGCCAGCACGGTTATATGAAATTGTGCCTCTACGAGTTGCACTGGTTTCTGTATAAAAATCAACAAAAAGCGGATTTCCTGTTGTGGCGGCGTTCCACGCTACATATGTTGCTGCGGTTCCTGTTGCGTCAATATTTTTGGCCCAAACTGCCTGATTTGATGAATTAGAAGTGCCGTCAGATGTAATCCGCCCATTGGCAGAAGTTGTCCCCACCAACAAAGTCCCGCTGGAGTCGAGGCGCATGGTTTCGCTACGAGTTGCTGTATTGCGCCAAATTACAGCCCCACCAGATGCTCCAACGTTGTCTGCGGCATAAAACGTAGTACCGCTAACAAACATTTCATAACCATCAGATGATGATGATTGCGTCATCCGAATGTTTGGGCGAGTGCTGTTTTGAATGTGTAATCCAATACCTGTGCCAAATGTAGGCGAACTTGTCCCTAGTCCTAGGTTGCCGGAGGAGTCGAGGGTGGCTTGCGTTGAACCAGCGTATTGAAACTGAAGGTTACCAACTGAACGCTGAAAATATGCATTGTCCGCATTGATCGCCAGCAATGAAATAGTTTGGTTGCCACCGATGACGTTTAACGCTGCGCGGCTACTGGTGTTGGTGGTATCCGTGTTGCGAAAATAAAAGTTTGACGTTGCATTTTGGTTATTCTGAACATCAATACGTCCGTTTGGCGAACTCGTCCCAATACCCAGACCTGTGCTGGTCAGGCGCATTAACTCACCATTAACAGAACCATCGCTACTTGAAAGATAAAATTGAATCTGACCAACAGTAGAAGAATTTGCGCCCCATGCACCAAGCATTGTTGTGCTAGAACCTTGATACGCCAAAATTCCACCAGTAGCATTTGCTGAAACTGCGCCAGATACTCGCAAAGAACCATTTGTAGATAGTTTTTCAGTAGCACTACCACCAACAGTTAAGTTAGTCCCATCAAACGTCAGCGCAGCCCCCGTAGTAAGCACCTTAGAGCCGTTCAAATAGGCTACACCGTTGGCTGTGCCGCCAGCCAATCCCAAGTTCGTGCCGTCAAACGTCAGATTAGCCGAGCCAGCTAAACTGCCGGAACTATTGTATTGAACTTGCGTGTTCGAGCCACCGGCAATACCTGCACCGCCAGCACCAGCCAACACCTTGATCGCTGAACCAGTGTTGTAGTACAGCTTACCGTCAGCATAGTTGATCGCCAACTCACCCACAGCCAAGTTGCCCGTGGTGGGGACATTGCTGGCTGTGCCAGAGTTGAACAAAATAATCGGCGTAAATCCACTGGCGGCCATATTAAACCTCAACTTTCATTTTTTGCCGTCTTGCTATCCAAGACAATTTTACAGAGTCAGACAGTTTTTGCTTTGTTTCTTGGGACAACACTTTGCCTTTTTGAACCAAAGACATCTTTTGACGCAATTCTTTCGAGTATTTCATGCCTTTGTTTCCGGGCGTATTGCCCTTCAAAGACTCAGAAATTTTCTTTTTGGTTTCTTCACTTCTAGCTTTTCCAAGCCAAAATTTTGAAGGGTTGTTTTTTTTTGTTTCAGAAATGCGTTTTTTAGTTTCATCATCATGCTTTTTGCCAAAAAACGGATTCTTTTCACCAACCAGACCAGTTGCACCCTTGCCTCCATCAGCCACATTTGACAGATCAAATCCAAGGTCACGAAAGCATTTGATCAGAAACGCTTCGTGCTCATACGCCTCATCATGTGTTGGCCATGCTGCCAACAACTCAACTTTGAAATCGCCATGTTTGTCAACAATGAAATTCCAGTGCCGATTGCGACCACGACGACTGTGCGCTCGATGACGAGTACCTTTGCCGATGTAGAACATCGTGCCGTCTGGTTTGTAATGAGCGTATGTGTAGTACATTAGAAAGTGCCACCGTTGATGCCACCTGTGATGGCATTATTGGTGTAATTGTATGTCAGGGATGCGTTTATGTTGGTTGCAGAATTACCGCTGGATACAGGGCCGAAGTGTAAATAATTTGTCGATCCTGATCCAGTTGTAATCGCCACGTTCGTCGCATTTGTTGCGGTTCCCGCGGTCGCCGCATTCAAGTTCGCCACTTGAGTCGTGCTGGCCACCGTGAAGGGCGCTGTGCCCGTTGCAACAGTCGATGTCAACTGCCCCGACATGTTCAATGTCGTCACACCTTGGATGTAGCTGCTGGCCAAGTTCAACCCAGCCGTGCCCCATGTGATTAAGCCAGTTGCGCTGTTGCCGGGAGGCAAGATATAGCCCGCCCAGTTGCCAGTTGCAGCACTGTTCGAAAGCGAATAAATCCAACCAGCACCACCGGGGACAGCAGTCGCCAACGTGTTGCCTGCACTGTCTTGAACAGTCACGTTGGCAGATGAGTCATTGTCAACGATGTAGCCCAAACCAGCCGGGACGGTAGTCTCATCAGGGAACTTGAGGGTCTGAGTCGTTGTGCCGCTGAAGTGCTGATAACGGGTCGATGCAGCCGTCAGCGTGGTTGTTCCTGCGGCGGTGACCGTGTTCGTGTAGCCGGGAGCCTCATTGTTGTAAATGATGTTGGCATTTGCATCACGCAGCACCACAGAGTTGGCACCGCTTGACGATGTCACGCCAGTACCACCATTGGCCACTGCCAACGTACCAGCCACAGTAATCGCACCCGAGGTCGCAGTCGATGGAGTCAATCCGGTTGTGCCAAAACTGAGTGTGGTCACGCCAATGCTCGACAGATTCGACCATGTAGGTGCGCCAGTACCGCCGGAGGTCAACACTTGGCCGCTTGACCCTGCCGAAGAAATGGCAAGAGCCGATGCACCTGAGTAAACAATCCCGCCTGCCGTTGCGGTCAGATTAGCATTCGTGCCGCCACTGGCCAAGGCCAAAGTGCCTCCCAGAGTGATTGCGCCAGCCGTAGCAGTCGACGGTGTCAAGCCAGTTGTACCAGCGCTGAATGTCGAAACAAAGTTGCCAGACAAAGCACTTGTCGGGATCGTTGTAGAGGCCGTTACAGCGCTTGTGCCGTTGGCATACATGTAACCAGTCAAGCCGGTCACGATAAGGCTGCTGAAGGCCTCTGTAGAGCCTCCCAGAACCTTTTCCCAAGCGCTGGTGGTTCCGTTAAAGATTGCCCAGTCACCGACCGACCACAGCGAGATGCCGTTCAATGTTGTCGTACCGGCAGTTGACACGATGTAGTAGTTGTTGTTCGTGCCCACGCTCGATGTCAGTGTCGGCGTGTTGGTTGAGGCGTTCCATGTGCCTTGGTAAGCGGGTGAATTCAAAGCGTTGGTGCTGATCGACGTGATCTGACCTTGTGCATTGACCGTCAAAGTCGGGATTGACGTTGCAGAACCATACGTTCCTGCACTTACACCAGTGTTTGAAATTGCAATCGTGACTGGCGTTGAACCGTTAAATGATGTGCCAGAAAGACCAGTTCCAATCGTTAGAGCAGATGTGGTGCTGGCCGTAATCGTGGTCGATCCACCCAAACTGACTGTATTGCCGTTTATGGTGATGCTGCTATTTGCCAAATAACTGTTGGTAATTGCAGTGCCATTCCACACGCCGGTGGTGATCGTGCCAACTGTCGTCAGGCTTGTTGAGCCAGCCAACGGCGATGCGCCAATCGTGTTGTAGGACAACGTCACAGCAGTTGCGCCGTTGAAAGTTGTACCAGATGCAGCACCAGTCCCGCTGCTATTCATAGTCAAAGCGGCTGTGGTGCTGGCCGTAACGGTTGTTGAACCACCAAGGCTGACTGTGTTGCCGTTGATGGTAATAGAACTATTTTGTAGACCGCTGTTTTGGATTGCAGAGTTGATTGCCGAGGCAGGAATGCTGATTGTTGCATTTGCCGCGGTTGTCAGTTGACCTTGGGCGTTTACTGTAAAAGTCGGAACAACAGAAGCTGAACCGTAAGATCCGGCCGTCACAGCCGTATTGGCAAGCGCAATCGTTACTGGAGTTGATCCATTGAACGAACCGCCAGACAAACCGGTGCTAATTGTCAATGGGCTTGTAGTAGCGGCGCTGACGGTGGTCGAACCGCCTAAACTGACCAAGTTTCCGTTAATTGTGATCGAACTGTTGGCCAACTGAGCATTCGTGACCGTGCCAGACAATGCCGTGGTGGGAACGGTGGTCGAGGCAGTCATTACCCCAGTTCCGTTGCCATAAACGTATCCAGTTAAACTGGATGCACCAGTACCGCCGCTACCTGCACTCAGGGTTCCGCCGAGGACAATACCGCCCGCGGTGGGTGTTGCAGGGGTCAGGCCTGTCGTTCCACCGCTGAATGTCGTAACACCTGAGCCAGACACCACAGCACCCCATCCAGAAGCCGTATAAGCCTCCAAGCTGGCGATGTCGGTGTTATATCGGAAAGCGCCATAAGAGGGTGAGCCGCGCTGCGATGTCGTGCCAGAAGGCAGTTGAACAAATGAATTACCCGGCAGGGTGGGGTTCGATGCCAATCCAACCGTTGGAGAGCCGCCTGAAGCATTGCCGTTTGTCACAGCAATCTGGCTGGATGTGCCTTGAAGCGTAAACACGCCCACGGATGTGCCGTTGATCGACAGAATGCCTGTGCCGGACGTGCTGGCAAAGTTTTGTAAGGTGGCGTTCAAACCAACTGTAGGATTGCCAGCCGTGCCATCGGCGTTGGCAATAGTCAGGCCTGTGCCGACCGCAATTGCGGTGTTGCTGACCGTTGTAGGGCCGGTCTTGACGATCAATCCATTGGATGCGCCGTCCAAAGATTGAGCAGCGCCGGTCAAATTGATTTGTAAGCTGCTACCAACACCGTTGTCCGTCAAAGACAAGCCAGACCCAGTAGTCAAATACCGTGCTTGAGTGAGGCCAGACGTGCCGCCAACAGTCAAAAATGGATAGTTCAACGCACCGGCGCCAGAAATAGCACCGGTGGTGGTTTGTACTGTCACCCCATTTTGGACAATTGGAACAGACTCAGTGCCTTGTAGTGCCTGCGCCTGTGGGAGTTCGGTGATCGAAACTTGTGCCATATCAGGGTTGCAATCCAATAATTTGTTGATTCCCGTCCTGTGATGGCGTCTGACCGCTTTGCTCAGTGCTTAAGACTTCACCGCCGTATGGCACAGTCACGATGTCATTCGGATCAACCGCCACACTAACGTCTGGACGTGGGTATTGTAGAGTGATCCGCTCAGTTTTCCTAGCGGGAAGACGGTATGGATCTTTCTCATCTGCACACCCTTGTTGACACACTTTGAGGCCACTAAAATTTGGATCAGGCATTGCTTCAATGATGGGTCTTTTCATTTTGCAACGATCGCAGATGAAGATTGCAATTGATGCATTCCCACGCGTGTCAAGAAATCTTGGCATCAGTGAGTCCTTCCTTGAGACTCAAGTGTCGCACGGCGTGCAGCAACCCGCTTGGCAATTTGCTCTGGGGTCTGCTTGCGGCCCTTTGCTTTTTTCCCGCCAGCGATGCAGGCTTCAATTGATGGTGGCTTTGAGTTCTTAGCGTATGGACGAGGGACGCCCTTCATTTTGGCGGATTTTTTTGCTTGCGCTTCTGGTGTCCATGCCAATTGTCTGTTTGCATGAAGAACCGCCAATTGCGCCTGATTAGGCTTTCGCCCTAAATTTGCCTGTCGAGTCTTTTCTACAGCCTCTGGAGAAGCAGGTACCCCCTTCTTTGCCGCCGAAATCTTTGCTCGTGTTTCTTCGCTCTTGGCAACACCTTTGAAACGCTTGCTCGTTTCTTTTGCGACCTCACGACGCGCAACTTCGTACAGTCTTGAGTTGATGTAGAAGTCGTCGTTTCCACGCATGCGCTTGATGGAACACCATTGGTTCCCGCCGTGCAATTTCGCCAAAAGAAAGTGAGCGACAAAATGCTCTCTGGCAGTCAGATCAACAAGGTTGGACGAGTCGTTAGACCCTCCCAATGACTTTGGAACGATGTGATGGCGTTCTTTGTAGCCCTCAATTGAGGGCCGTGCTCTGCACTTGGCGATCAAGTCGTCATAGATTTTCTGGTAATTCATGTCTTGTACACAGTAATGATTGGAGTTCATAGTATATCCAATTATTAGCGTGTATACACACCAATCGCCGGAGCAAAATATATGGGCGAACGGTCGCGGTTCTCATTCTCCATCATGATGAACAGCTTCTCAGCTTGTGTCTCAAGATATTGAATGCGAGGCACATCCACACCGGGCAAAATCATCGACATTTGGTGCGCCAACATGGTCTGAATAGCCATTTGGGCGTACTGAGGAATCTCAATCTGGCCAGACAAATCACCCACATCCATGATCTGGCGTGAATACCACACCACCATCTGCTCAAATGGGTCACTTGGCGTTGGCCACAGCGTGATCTTGGCTTGAGGGATCGTGCGGTTCAGCCAGAACTGGTACGGCTGGTTGGCCGTGAAGTTCTTGTTGGGCAAGTTCGTGTAATCATCACGGTTCAAACGTGCCATCGTGATTTCTGTGGAGTTGTTGCCCACAAAAAACTCAGCCACGCTCAAAGTATTGCCACCAGTTTCACGCATACGGTAATACTGGCATGTCACGCCGGGGTCAATGTCGTACCAAAGCCACTGGCCGCTGACCCATGTGGTCACGCCAGTGTCTTCCAGCAGATTCCATGTGGCGCCGTCATTCGACCATTCCAAATAAATGTGGAACTGGCCAGAAGTGGCAGGCAAGATACCAATCGAACCCGCATAAATGGGGTTGTTGCTACCGTAGTTGATGCCAATGTAGCCGTTCGGCGATGTCTGGGTGTCGGCAGTCAGCACATTGTTGTCAAACGCAAGGCCAACAACACCGGATGAGCCGAAGTATCCGCCGTATTGGGCAGGCGTAGGGCGGTTTAAACGGCGATACAGCGCGTTTAAAACGTCATTACCACCCACAGGTAGCAGATACTCAAATTGGTCGGCGTTAAAGCCGTAAACCTTCTTGTCAATGGCCCAATAGTTGATGCCTTGATTGATCAAGTTGCTCAGAACGTAGTACAAGGCCTGTTTAGAGGCCTGAATTTGCTCGACAGTCAACTCTTCGGCCAATTTGCCCGACATCCGGGCGCCTTGGTCGATCATTTGTTGGGTCGTAACGACCGTTTGTCCTACTGTTCCGCTGTAAGCCATTGGTTACCTCACCAGTCTTTGTGCTTGTGGCTCTTCTCAACGGTGCTGATCTTGCAGTGCTTCAAGTCAATCTTGCCGCCTTGCTTGTATCCACCAGCCTTGGCTGCGCTGATACGAGCGCCCAGCTTGTTCATTTCTGGTTCAATGTCACGAGCCTTGCGCTCATAGTCAGACAAATTTTGCTCACGGTCAGCATAACGATAGTTTTTGCCACCCTCGTAAGTTTTAGTCATCTCTGCATGACGCTTTTCAAGGTTGGGCAGGTCAGCCGCATCTTTCTTGGCGCGTTCTTTGGCCTCAACAGCCTCTTGTTGACGGCGCTTTTCCTGACGCTCCTCTGACTGTTCACGAGTCATGGGGTCGGTAATTGAAATGCGGCGGCCGGGATTCTTGGCGTTATGCGCCTCAGCCACGGCCCTAATCATTGACTTCAGATCGGACATGTTTGTTCCTTTACCAGCCGGGGCATTTCCAGCGTTTAAGCGATGCTTTTGCACGTTCAGCATCGCCCTTTGAGTGTTCTACAACACCGCTCATTCTGGCACAAAACGAGTCTTTTCGGGAGCCGCCTTGGGGCTGTGGAGCCTTTAAATGCGACCCAGTTTCACGGTTGTACTTGGCACGACCTTTTTCGGTCAGGCCAGCACCCTTGGAAACAGGCAACTTCTCACCGCGGCCAACAGCTAGCGACACACCGCCTTCTTTCTTTTTGACGGTCTTCGCTGACTCTTTGAACGCAGCAGCCGTGGGCGCACCCTTAGAGCCGGGTTTACGCATCTTCTCACCAGAACCGTGAGCGATGCGCTCCTGCTTTGCGTGGATGTTGGCGTAAAGCCCCGGCTTGGCCATTACCAGCCACCTTTGCACATGGGATTTTCGTGGCAGGTCGAAACCTTGCCGCCATGCGCTTTGTGAGCGTGACGCTTTTCGTTGTAGGCGATGGCCACGGCCTGCTTAACAGGTTTTTTTCCTTGTACAATCTCTGTGCGTATGTTTTTCTCAAACGCTTTTTTGGAAGGACTATTTATGAGTGGCATAACACGCTCCAGAGTGAAATACGAAAAATTTTGCCAACATTGCAGCAAACAATTTTTTGTTCCTGAATACAGAAAAGACACTGCTTTGTTCTGCGGAAGAAGTTGTATGGCATTGTCTGCTAGAACCGTTCAAAAAACAACTTGTGAAGTTTGCAATACGGTTTTTGAGCACATTGCAAGCAGGGCAAACAAAGCAAAATACTGTAGCCCAAATTGCTATCACACAGCAATGAAAGATAAAGGAACTTTTGAGTACACCTGCCTTCATTGCAAAACAAGATTTCTTTCTGCTCCATCTAAAAAAAGAAAATATTGTTCTCGTGCTTGTATCAACAAATCTGCAATTGAAAATTGGAAAGGTGATTTCAGCACTGTCAGAAAAAATATGAAACGGAGAGGTTTGTTGAATTCTTGCCAAAGATGCGGTTTTGATCAAAACGCACAAATTCTTGGCGTTCATCACAAAGACCGCAATAGGTCGAATAACAGCATGGAGAACTTGGAAGTTCTTTGTCCAAACTGTCATTCGATTGAACACGCCAAACATATCTGCCATGGTTTTACTGAGTAATTCCCATCTCAGCCTTGATGTTGTGCTCAAAAGCCTTCTTGGATTTGGATTTGATCAACGGCATGATTAACCTCCGGGTACGGTTAGGGTGTTATTGTTTTGGATCAGTTTTCCGGTCACGATAACGCCAGCAGCAACTGTGCTGGAACTCGTTGACAACTGCCATTGGATGTCAGTCTTTTGTGAATAAGCATACGGATCAGCAATCCGGTTAGCACTGTAGAGCGACACAAAAGGCTGTTGCAACACGTTGCGAGTAACGCCAGACACATTGTCACCAGCCTGCACCTTGTAGGTCACAGTGACGCTGCCAGTGTAGGAGTTCGATGTGTTGACTTCAACCCAGTCCAAGAAGAAGCTATAACCAGCAGGCACGGTGTACACGGTGCTTTGCGAACGACCAATTCCGGGGTTGATCTGAGCCAGCGTGTTGGTGCTTTGCTTCAGAGTAATCGTGCCCACGTTGGTGCTTTGGCTGGTGCCTGCGCTGGCCAAGGTCAAGTTGTTAATACGGAAATAGCTGTTGACAGTCGTCACAGCAGTTGTGCCGTTCAAGAACAGGGTTTCAGACAACGGGTTGAAGTTGGCGTCAAGGCCACTGATCAAAACCGATGCCGATGTATTGTCTGAAGCAGAACTACTTACCATCGTCAGCGTGGTCGCTGAGGTGGGGTAAGTGTATGTGCTTGCATTTTCCCAAACTGGGATAGAAGTTGTACCGACCGATGCTTGATAGCCAAAGATGCTGACGGTTGTGTGGCCCAAGATTTGGCCACGAGCAACTTGCAAATCAAATGGTTCATAAGCACCCGCACGAGTTACTGATGCAACGATTCCATTACTCATGATAATTCCTCAAAGAAGCAGGGGCCGAAGCCCCCGCTGTTTACTTAGCGCGTCCGCCGCGTTTACGTTGTGGGACTGATTTCGCAATCTCAGCAACGGTTCTGGGGTTTACAAAACCACGACCGGCTCCGGCATCTTTGCCGTAACCCATCAATGATCTTGCACCTTCATACAAGCGACTAGGAATGCTACGGATGGCTTGTGCCGTGTCCATATCGTCCTGATCGGGGCGCATAGCGGCGTCATAGGCGCCCTTAGAGGCGTCTACGAGGTCACCATCGGCAAAGTGATGCACCTTGCCACCCTTTTTGAAAGTACCAGATTGCAGGCTGTTGGCTACGGGGCGGCTAACGAAGTGACGAGGCATTTTTTCTGCCTTGCCTTGATCGTTAACATTCCCCCCCGTAGCGTAGGCTTTTTTTGTGGCATGCCCTCCACGCTTAAAACCACCAGCATTGGCTTCTTTGACTTCACCAGTTTTGGTGTTGGTCTTGCCCTTGGGAGTGCCGTCCACGTTGTTGATGGCGAACTTCATTTCGTTGCCTTCAATAGCGCCACCAGTTGCCTTGTGGTGCATCTTTTGGTGAGCCTTGCCGCCGTGACGGAAGCCGCCAGCGTTGTTCATGCGAACGCCGCCAGTGCCATGAGCGCGGTCGCGTTCAGCTTCGTGCATCTCGGTGTTTTCAAAGTCGTGCTCATTGCCTTCAATAGTGCCACCCATGACCGTGCGGCCGGGGTTCTTTTTCTTGTCGGTATCAGCAGGAATATCGCCGCCAGTTGCTTTGTGATGGACTTTGCCGCCACGTTTGTAACCGCCAGCATTCTTCTCTTTGATTTCACCAGTGCCGTGGTGCTTATCAGCATGGTCGCCGTCAACCACTTTGGTCTTAACGAAAGGTTTTTCGTCGTGCTCAATGGTGGTCTTGGTTTCGAACTTGTCGAGAGCCTTGCCAGAAGCTTTACCGCCTTCGGCTTTGTGATGAATCTTGCCACCATGTTTGTGATGTGCTTCTTTCATACCCAAAGACTCGTGGTGGTGCAGTTCTTTTTCCAACTTCTCGATATGTTTTTCCATACCAGCGTGGCCACCCTTTTTCATACCGGTCAAGGCCTTGCGGACTTGCATAGCACGAGCGGCGCGAATGGCAGGAGCCATTTGAGCCAGTTTGGCTTGGCCCATAGGAGCCATAGGAGCGGCCATAGGAGCAGCACCCATAGGCATCATGCCACCATCAGCCTTGTGATGAACCTTACCGCCGTGAGCGTATTGGTTGGGGTTCATTGCCTTGCGGCGTTCGGCCATGGAAGGCTTCTTGGGGGCGTGACCATGTTCAGCGTGGCCGTGCATACCTTCATGGTGCTTTGCAGCAGCATGGTGCATGCTGTGATGGCCGTGCTCTTCGTGGTGTTCCTTCTTATGGACTTTGCCACCCTTTTTCAGCTTCAAGATAACTGACGGCTCGTCAGTCATCATTTTTGGCATTTGGCTAAAGCCGCCAGCGTGTTTTGTAGCCATGAAAGCCTCCTATTAAGCTTGGGTCACACCCAAAGCGCCAGTGCGGGTTGCATTGGGGCCAGCAGCGATGCCGGGCAGTGCAATCACGACAACCAAACGCTTCACGCCGTTAGTGGCGCTAGAGGGGTAGTAAGTTCCACGCACATCGCCAGTTGACGAAGTTGCGGGGGTCGTCATGTCAGCAGCAGTAAATGCGCTGGTGCCGCCAGTGTCGTTGGCCAAGGTGTTGTTCCAGCCCACGCGGACAACATAACCAGCGTCAAACACGCGCAAAGGCAAACCGAGGGTATCGGTAGTACCAAATTGGATTGTCACTGGCAAAGAACCGTTAATGGCGATGCTGGAGATCTGGTAGAAAGCTTTCTTACCAGACACGTTGGCAACAGCAGACGATGTCGTGCCGGTGGCGATCACTTCGGTCATTGCTTGGCCGTAGTAGTCGTAACCAGAAACGGTCAGGTTGCGGCTGGTGCTGATAGTGCCAGAAGCGGTGGTCAACTGAACAGCACGGGGAGTGTCCAACTGGATCACAGTCGTGCCATCGTTGCGGACATAAGTCTTGGTGTTAGTACCAGCAGCCAATGTCAAGTTACCAGCAGCGGCAGGCGTTTGAGCGGCTGCGATGTTGGCGTTGTTCAGAGTCTGAGGAACCACATCCCACACATATTCACGACCCAATGGGCCAACACCAACTTCCATTGGTGAAGGATCGCCCAGACCGGAGTTACCGGAAGCGTAAATTGTGATCGAGCCAGTAGCCGATGAGGAAGCGCTCAGGGTGTAAGTACCCGTGCCACCTGCACCAGACACAAAGGCCGTGATGTAAGAGTTAGCGGTGATACCGGTGCCGTTGACGTATTGTCCCAGAACCAAAGAATCACCAGAATTCATCGCAGTAACGGTCATGGTGGTGCCGGTGACGGAACCAGTAATGACGGCTTCAGCAGACGTGTTGGTTGTACCAATATAGCCTTGGGCAGTACCCAAGAACAGATCATCACTAAATTGAGGCATTTTTTTCTCCCTGTGGCTTGAACCACTCAGGTTTTAAAAAAGGGTGGGCTTTTACACCCACCCCGCTTGCTTTACATGCCGGGAGTACCGTACATGGCGCGTGGGTCAGTCCAACCCACTGTGTAGCGCTCGGTGGCTTTGTAGCGCATCGAGTCAGTTTCGAAGTCACCTTCCATGGTCTTCTCCAGACGACGGCGCATCAAAAGCTTCATGCCTTCGGGAGCGTCGGTCTGAACCCACCATGCTGTAGAAGATGTCAAGCGGCTCAACACAGCAGCGCCTTCGTCCAACAACCCGATGGATTTCACGGGGTTGATGTCGTTGTTGGCGTTGCCGGTGCGGAGAACCGACTTCAACAGAACTTCAGCTTGGAAGATGTTGCCGGGAGCGACAACCAGTTGACGAGGAACCAAACGAATTTTCTTTTGGTTGTTGTCAACAGCTTGACGAACTTGGATCAACATTTGTTCCAGCGAAGTTTGCGACAACACAGCGGCGGTCGACAATTGGTTGCTGAAAGTACCGTTCACGATGGGGTGAGCGGTGTTGATCAAAGACACGCCGTCACCGCCAACATACGAAGAGTTGAAAGCGGTGTTCAACACGTTAGCAGACAACAGTTCCTTGGTTTCCACCAAAGATTGTGCCAAGTGACGTGCATAAACTTGACCGATACGAATGTGATCGCCGTCTTCCACCAAAACTTTGGTCAAAGCGAAGGCCAAGCCATACACTTTGTACACATAGCGTTGCAGGAACAGGACGCCACCTTGTTGATAGGTCACGGGCGTACCGTCAGGCAACTGAGGTGCGGCGCCGAAACCGTACAAGACGGGTTCTTCGTGGTAGTTACGGGGAATGCCGTCTTCTTCACGGAACACACGGCTCCATTCGTCGGCACGTTGATCATAGACTCCGTCGAAGCATTCGTTAAGAATAGGTTCAACAATCGAACGGAAGTCCGTACTGCGCATTGGTGCTGCCATGATTTAGCTCCCTTTATGCAATGGCGTTCACAGTACCGAAGAACTGCGAAGCTGAGTTAACGACACGGACGACGGTGTAGGAATCACCCCACGCATTGTCCACATAGGGGGCCAGATCAACGACGCGCATTTGACCGGGTTGAGCATTACCGACAGCGGTCGAAGCACCCAAGGTAGCTTGCGACAGGCCAGTAGTGGTCGAGCCAGCAGTCACGTTGGTGAACAGGTACTCATTACCGATAGTGGTTTGAGCCATCGAGCCATCAGCTTGAATTTCATAAACGATGTTTTGATCGTTGTAGAAATAAGCAACGCAAGAACCAGCGATGTACGCGGTGTTTGCGGGCCAATAGTTGGACACACGACGACGACCAGTGGAATCAGTCCATTCCACACCAGCGAAAGCACCAGACCAAGTGGCTTGGGTGCTGTTAGCGGTGATAGGAACGATGACGCCAGCGGAGGCGGAATAGGCTACTGGTTGACCTTTAAGAATAGCGGTCGAGTAGCCAGAGGTGATACCGCCAGCAAGCGCTTGAGCGCGATCCAAACCGGAGGGGTGGAACGCGGGGCGCAAGCCGAACGGAGCAGAGGTAGAACTCATAATAAACTCCTTTGGTTAGCCGGAAAATACCGGCATTTTGCTTGGCTGTTGATCAAAACCACCAAAACCCTCACCCTCGACTGACACCAAAGAACGACCTCGGCTGTCTCGTGCCGCACCTTGCAGTTGCTCCTGTTGGACTCGGATTTTCTCCTCCTCCTCGCGGGGCTTCTCATGATGTTGATACAACATGATGTCCTGATAGATGTCCATCGGCAGTTTGAACAGCAACATTTCGTTGCATGAGATGTAGCCAACATGCTCACCTGACTTCACTCGATAATTTTCAAAGCCGGGGAACTCTTCAGACTTAACTGGAACGTACCCTTGGCGAATCCGCTTATCAATGGAGTCGTAGCTGTTGGTTGTCGAAAGCCAGCACAAGTGCCAGCCATCTAGGTTAGGTAATTTCGGAAGCGCTGATTGCGTCCACTCCTCACTCCACATCTTGCGACGTTCCTGTGTTGAAGCGAACTTATTCTCGGGTGCTTCGCGGCTTGCGTCCTCGCTTGCGCGATCATTGCGGCCACCAGCACTGAGGGATTTCTTTAGGCGTGATTCTGTCATGTTTGTTCTCCAAGTAATTAGCGGTTACCGCCTTGGCGGTCATATCGAATGAATTCTGCGATCATCTTCTTTTTGCGCTCAGGGTTGTCCCAAGCCCCAATCTCTTTCATCGCCTTCACCCGTTCAGGTGACAGCGTGAATTGATTGCGGTTAGTACCACCATACGCAGCAGAAGCTTCACGTCCAGAACTGCCCACTACATTCCTCGGTTTACGAACAGCAGAATTGCCGTCAGATGCCCCATTGTAACGATGGGGTAAATACTTTTGCAAGCGGTTATCGAGTTCATCCCAATAATCTGGGTCAGTTGGTGTCCAACCTTCTTTAGAAAGTTCAACATCGACCTCTTTTGCGATTCGACTATCGGTGTCTGAACCGTCAACCTTGTACCAATTGTTTCGTTTCAACCAGTCCGCAGCGTTGCGTTGCACTCGTGGATCGGGTGCGGCCGGTGCAACCGGTTGTTGGCGTGGTTGTTGGTCAATTTGGCGGCGTTGGTTCTCCAATGCGTCCAAGTCCTTACGGGCTTGATACATCATTTCTTGCGCCTCAACCATGGCTTGGCCGTCACCGCTGTTTGCGGCCTCTGCCAGCTTCATTTTGGCGTATTCAACACGCACTTGCTGGTCTTGGACGGCTTTTTCCACTCGAGAAACGAAGCCTTGGTGGCTTTCTTGTTCTACTCGTTGCAAACGCTGGTCGGCTTGAGCCAGTTTGCGTTGCATTTCTTCATTTTGGCGACGCAGAGCCTGAATTTGGGCGTCTTTTTCTTCACGGCCACGCTTGGCAAGGTCACGTTTTGCCTTGCGACGTGCTCGTTTGGCCGCCAAAACAGCTTCTGAGTCATCAGGATGGTCGGGTTCTTCGTCTTGGACGTTCCCGCCTTCGTTTTTCTCGACAGGCTCGTTTGAATTGTCATCATCGGTGACAAAATCATCCGGCAAGTCGACCACCGCGGAGCCGTCAACGCCCTCTTCGATGTCTAAATCTTGATCTTTTGGTTCGTTACTCATGTTGGCTCCTTAAACGTAAGCTTTGAACGACAGCGGGTCGTCCGTAACTTTGGCGATTAGTTCGTGATCGTTAATCGTCATGAACAAAACTGGGTCTTCGCCGTCCTCATTAGGAACTGGACGCTCCCAACGGTCGCCACCCCAGCGGGGAACGCGCACAAAGTCACCAACATTTGCCCAAGAACCCTCTGGCCATGACGCCATCGTGTCTCGGTTTTTGAACGCCAATGGGCCAATAGACACGACCTTACCGATCATGTTGTTCCATTTTTCGTTCTCTTTGGTTTCATCAACGATGATGATGCGTCCAGCCTTCTTTTTGATCCGGCGTAGTTGAACGATCACGCGGCCACCATAAGGCTGCTGCCCCGGCGCCACATCTGGGAATGCCCATGCCAGTTCAACTGGATCAGACACGCCCGCTTGCCCCTCAATCGTGGGGATTGGGTCTTTTGTATCACTCATACTAACTCCTAAAATCACCTTTGCAGGTGCGTCTTCTAAGCGCTTTATCAGCGCGGCCTCCGTCCTTTAGGGGGACGTTTCATGCCCCAGTTAAACTGGGGTCTATTCTTTGCCCTTATCCTCGTCCAGCAGGTTGTCGATCTCGTCCAACACTTGTTGGAAGCCCTCGTACCTGCCCACCAGACGCTGATAAGTTTCCCAAGATTGAGCATGCCCCGAGGCTAGGGACGCGCTCAACTCGGCTTGTTGAAGCTTGATCACATGGATCAGGCGGTCAATCATTTTTGTTTCTTCAATGCGCTCAGACCGCCAGATGACTTGCCTTGAGATTGGCTGCCGCCTTTGGGTTGCAGGCTAGTGCCGTCCAGCTTTTCGCCTTGGGCCAAGCGTTTGTGCTGGGGCACGTTGATGCCCTTTTGTTCTGCTTCAGATGCCATTTGGAACTCCTTGTTGTGGCATTGCTGCCGGTTGTGGCTGTTGGGCCGATTGTAGATTCTGTTGCTGCATATCGGCAGCGTGATTGATCGTTTCGTGCGTCAATTTTGCATTTTCGATCTGGATGCGTGTCTGGTTGTCCAGTTGGTTGCGCTGTGCTTCCACTTGCAACCGTGCCTGAGCAATCTGTTGATCCGCCTTGTCCTTGGCAGCCTTGCGTTGTGTCTCTGCCATGCTGGTGTCTTTGACGACTTGAGCATCTGGAGGCAAGTTGCCTTGAGCAGATTGTTGGCGCTGTTGGGCTTGCTGGATGAGGCTTTGGAAGGCTGGCACAAAGGCTTGGAACACCTCTTGAGTGTCCTTCTCCACATGTGCGCCCACCACTGCGTACAGTTGGTCAATGCTTGATGTCAACTTTGGATCATCGTAGTTGTTTACAGGCTTGCCACCGCGGGACTCGGCCACATAGGCGTTGCTGCGGTTCAAGTACCAGAGCGTCATGTGTTGCTTCAAGTGCTCGATCACATTGTTCAGATAGCCCGGATCAGCAAACGGCGACTGGCCCAAGAATGGGTTGAGCGCAAACTGCAAGTGATCTTGGATGTGAGCGATGTGGTCTTGCTGCATATAAGCGTATGCAGGCTGGCCAATGAGCATGGCGGCGTTTTCGTCCGCGGATGTACGTTGCTCCGGTGCAGGCACGTCCTTCATGATCTCGTTGATGTCCGGCACTTTCAATTGTTTCAAGAAGCGAGACAACACTTTGGAGACATTGAACTGGTCGGGATACTTGTCCACCAACGCCAGCACAGCTTGGTTCTGAGCCATGCGCTGAGTCTCAGAGAAGATGTGCGGGTCAGACACCGGAACGATGTCGGTGTTCTTGGCGAAGTCGTCACGCTCAATATCCAAGTCGGTGACAACGTCAGCCTTGCGCATTTCGTCAAAGTGCCAACGGTTCAAGCGGCACAAAATCTTCAGCACACGGGCTTGTGACTCGTGCAGTCGAGCGTGAATGGCGGAAAACACCGCGGCGCCCTGTTCAATCAGCGCCTGAGTTGTGCCCACAGGAGCCTGAGAATTGACGTCAGCGACCTTTTCTTCGCTGGTGGTCACTACCCCCTTGGCGGCCGTGTCAAGCCAGCCTAGAAGCTGGAATAGCACGTCCGAAGGCGGATTAAACGGCATGGGCATCGCCACTTGACGAATGTCATTAACACCGGGTGCGCCCTCAATCTCAATCACTTGAGTTACGTCAGGTTGTGCAGATTGACCACTGATCTTTGCGCCCTTCATCTTCAGCATGGTGGCGCTGTTGTTGATGTGGGCTGTATCCAGCAAAGCGCGTAAGGCGCCAGTCAGGGCAGCGCTCAAGCCACCGATCAACTGAGGTAGGCCGATAGCATAAGCACCTCGCCACGGGATGAACTTAAACTCAACGATCCAATCTAGCTTGGTCATTGTGTCGTCAGTCTCTTCCCAGTTGCGGTACAGACCCACGACCTGATTGCTCAATTCGTCAATCATCAAAATGTACGGAGCCATCTCACCCTTGGAATACTTGTCGTCTTCAAGTTCCATGTAGGTGTAGATGTGGTAGACCTTGCGCAGACCGTCATCATTGTCCTCATACTTCTTGCCTTCAATCTTGTCGTTGGCTTTCTGAGGCTTGGTGGGGTCAAGTTCCATCGTGGCGCGAGTGATGTTCACGTCACGGTACATACCCGATGCAATGCGTCGGTTGAACTCCCAATGGGTGATCTCGTGCATCTCAGCCGCACGTTCTGCCGTGTAGAAGTTAGTCGCCGCAAACGGCAAGATCACCCGGTCAATCGGCAAGAACTCAACGCATGGGCGTTTCTTCTTTTCGTCATACCAGAGTTTGAAGTACTGTGAGCCGCCCAAAGGCAGTTGGGTTAGCAGTTGTTCTTGCTCGTCACGGAACTCTTCAATCTGTTCGGTGATCTGCCAGTTCAGGAAGTCACGCTTACGCTCTGCGACCTCCAGTTTCTGGTCATCAACCGTGCCAATGATCTTCGTGCGTACAGGGCCGTCCGGCGGGAACATCTCTTTGATCGCCCGTGCAGCGAAGTCAACGCAACCCTCAGCCATGGCAGGATGGACGACCTTAGAGGCTCCCATAAAGGTTGCACCTCCGGGGGCATCATTGCCCATACCAGTCCGACGAATACCCTCTTCATACTGCTTATCTCTTAATTCTCGTGCGTTCTTATCGTTCTCAAGCAGGTCAATGTACCGAGCAGACAGCGGCTGCAAGTCCCAGTCGCTCATGCTCTCTGCCATGTTGGAGTAGAAGTCAGGGTTAACCTCTGGGCCGTCCTCCGGCAGCGTCACTATCGCAGAGCCATCAGGCAGTTCTTCGGTGTCAATGTCCTCTTCAGGAATGTCTACTTCAGCACTGCCGTCTTCGTTCAGTTCTGGGTCGATGTTGTCTTGCTCTTCCATCACTTGGCCTTCTTAAAGTGTTTAACGCTCATCAGTTCGTACTGCATGGCGTCAAGGTTGGGCGAAATTGTAACTTTTTCTTTGGTGATGCCGTGCCCAACAGGCTTAATTGTGCCACCCTTTTTCTTGCCCATGCGCTCTTTTCCGGTCAATACCAGATCACGAGCAGTCTCTGGGCTGACACCAAGGCGCTTTGCCGTAAATCCAATTTGTTTTGCAATCAACTCAAGCTTAGGGGCGCCAATGGGCGTTGTCACACCAGTCTGAGGAGAAAACGCACCCCATGCAAGCGCTTGCGCAGGCACAGACTCAAGCCCAACTTTGTTGGCAATTTTTTGTTGCCACCATGGGCCAAGCGACGACATCTCAGGATTTGTCACGCTGGCGCCGGGAACAACCTCTTGGCCTTTCAAAATCTGCGGGTTACGCGTATCGGCCAAACCAACGGCACGGCTCCAGTGCGCATCACCCACCGGTGTACGGGTCTGGAATCCAATCTCAGGCACACCAGATGCTTCAATGTACATCGGCACTTTGGGGCTGCTCATGCTTACTTCGCCATGCGTCAAAAAGTTCTTCATGGGTACAGCGTGAGTCGTCTTGTGCGCCAAGTGACCGGGTACTTCACCAAAATCAGCGGGACGATTGGGGTCACGCTTACCACCATGCTGCACAAACTCGTTAAAGCGTCCTTGGTTTTGCAAATAGTAAGCCAATGATCCTCGAGGAATTTCTGTGTTCACCTCACTGGCAGACGATGCCATGCCCATTAAAGCATTCATCTTCTTGTACTCTTGCGCGGCTTTTTCGGGGCCAAGCAATTTGACCATGTGTTGAAACAATGGATCCATGTAATACCAAGGCTCCATCCCATGACGCAGGCCTTCGTGCTTCTGGGCCTCACCCAACACGTCCAACAGACGACGTTCATTGCGTGGGTTCATGACGTTTTCTGCGGCTTCAGCACCACGCGGGTTGGCCGATGCACCGGGCAATACACCCAGATGCGGCATACCTTGACGGCCATGTGCCTGCTCAAACATTTCTGCACGGTTTACGCCAAACAACTGCTTCAAGATTGGGTCTTCAGGCGCCACGCGTGATGCAGCCAATGCTGCGATCTCATCAGGTCTGCCATAGATGCCGGGATACGCCATGCGCTGGGCATTCTTAACTGTCTGTTGGCGCTTGGTCACGCTACCCTTTGATGCGTAGTGATCTACACCACCGCCATCAGCCATGGCTTGTGGGCCTTTGGGTGGAGTCATTGCATTCATTGCTTGACCTTGGGGCGTCATCTGTAGGATGTTGCTGGGCGGTTGACCCTGTGGGCCACCTTGTGGTGGTTGAGCGCCTTGTGGGGGCTGCTGTTGGCCTTGCTGGGGCTGTTGACCGGGTGCAGGAGGCTGTGTAGGCCACAGTTGTTGTCCGGGCACCGCGGGCTGCATGTCAATCCCACCAACGGGCAGTTGGCCGGGGTGTTGGCCATGAGGCAGGATGTATTCTTTGGTCGGCAGGTTGGGGGCTTCTTCAGCGCCAACATTGGTGATGTTTGAAAGGCTTGTCGGTTGCTTCATCATCAACTCTGCTTGCATTTGACTTAGTGATGGCATAGAGCCTCCTGTTGCTTTGTAAACGATGCCGCCGCGGGCTTTTTGTTGAACTGGCGGTTCATAACCGTGATGTGCCATCCCTCTTTCAGCTTCGTTGAGCCAATAATTAAGGCTTGGGTAGTAGTCATTCAAACTGCTGATATTATCTTCTGGTTTTTTAATAACATTCAGTAGTTCTGGAGCCGAGTAGGATGACTTTGGATATAGTGGTTGACCATAAATTTTTTCTAATTTGTGTTGATCCTCATAATCCAAATTAAGCAAATCTTTGTCTCTTTTTGCTTTGGCAGCATGCTGTTCTTTGAACGCTGGATGGTTCTGCAAAAATTCAATCGCCATTTTTATGCGTGGTTCGTAATGTTTTTTTGCTTCGCTTTGCTCCAAATACTTGTTATCGCCAATAGGAACCATGTCGACGTGATGCAAGTCTTCAACATTTGTCCAATTGCCCGACTTCACAAAGTCTTGCGCGTAAGGAATGTATTTGGCTACTGGCTTAGCGTTTCCCTTGCCCTTAATTTGCTCAATGCGCTCGGGGGGATTCTTCATTATTTTTACCGCCTCATCGTCAGGCAAATCAGCAGCTTGTCTGCCTAGTTCAGCGCCACGCACTTTGTTTACTTCAATAGTTACATGCGGCTCATTCTTTTTGTCACGCAGACTAAAAATACGAGTATTGCCACTTGCAACATCTGGGCAGTACCCACCAACGCAGTGGCCCATTGTGTCGCCTTCATACTTCAGCGCCTCTTCCAGCTTGCTGTAGTTGGGATGTTGGACGTGATTGACACCTTGCGGGTCAGTATATGTGCCGGACGAATGTTGGCTCCAGCCTTCGGGCAGGTTCTTGTCCAGAGCCAATTCCAGCCATCTAAAGCCGTTGCCGTAGTCCTTGTGGACTGGCATGCCCTCGGTTGCTTTGAGCGCAATTTCAGCCATTTTGCGTTTGCGCTCTTCGTTGTACTCATGCGCACGACGGACAGCCTGCTCCATGCTGACCTTGCTTAATTGTTCTGGACGAATACGACCCTCGGTCATGTCTTGCTTGAGAATGTCAATTATGTGGTCAAAACCAAGAGCATTAGCATCCATGCTATTTGTTGGCGCAAACACTTTAGTTGACGGATCGACTTTGTCCATCCACGGCTCACGTCTTGAACCTTCAAGATGAGAAACATAGTTGGGTTTCATTGCAACATCAGTTGCGTCTTCCCATGCTTGTGCATGTTCAGACTTGCCAAGTTTAGGCTCATCCCAATTGGCGCGATGATGTTCTGCTTTCCATCGATCTATTCCAACTTGATCTGGGGAAACATGCAAAATTCCCTGTTCTGCCAACGCACGAATTGGATCGTTATGCGTTCCCATTTGTTTGCGTATGTAGTTGCCAAGGTTGCCTTGAATCCAGTTGTTCAAATGGGCTTTATGCTCCAATTCTTGCATTTGACGCGGAATTGTTTCACGAACTGTTGGAACTGTTTTGGCCGCTTTTTCAATGGCTTCAGGATGCCAAACCCTTTGCATCTCAGCCAATGTTTCTGCCGGATCATCTCCAACCGCTGTTCTTTGTTTCAGCGAGTTAAGTATTCGATCAACACCGCCCTTAATCCAGTTCTTTGGCCCTTGACCACCGATAGCCAAGTGTACGGGCTTGCGCAGTGCCAAAGCGGCTTGCATCTCGTCAATAGTTGGTTCCACGTTGCCTCCTTGGGCTTGTCTTTGCACGGGAACAGGATTGAACACCGCCGCAGTTGGCATGCTCAGATTCCGGTTAATCATGCCGTTGTATCCGTAGTCTTTGATGAGCCGTTCGTAATCATTGGCTGCCTGCACTTGATCCACCAAGCCGGGGTTGACCATGGACGTATGAGGCGTCCTGTTGGCCTCCACGGCAAGCTTGCGCAACATTAACGGGTCAGCGCCCATGTCATACAACTTGTCGACCATCGCTTTGTATTTATGTGTGCCCAAACCAACTTCACCACGTTCTGGGTTGCCAGCATAAAAATACGTCCGGTCACGCACGGCGCCGGGTTCTTGTAAGCGGCTTGCTTCTGCACCTTTGATGCCAGTGCCATATCTGGTTGGGTCAGTCATAGTCAGGTTTGGTTCGTGGCTAAAGTGGGTCAGTTGCGCAGTCTCGCCGCCTTCTGGTTGGATCAAGTGGCGGATGTATGCGGGAATGCCACCAGCATAACTGCCACTGTTCATCTCTGGAGGCAACAACACAGCCCTTTGAGGGGCAAACTGGAAATGGTTGTCCAGTAAGTTCTTCTTCTCGGCCTTGGCGGCTTCAAACAAGTCCATACGGCCCTTGCGCTTGGCGTCATAAGCAGTCTCATCCAACGCTGCCACTTCAGCTTTTATGCGGGCATTTAACGGCGTGTAATTAACTACACTGTTTTGGCCACGAGTCTCTGCCGTCATGGCTGCTTGAGCCAGCGGGCTGAACATACCAGAGTGAGCCGCCCAAGCCTTCTCTTCGCCTTGAGGGCCAAAGGTCGTGCCGTGCAAGGCATGGCCATAGACATCATGCACCGCCCGGAACATTTCATTGTCATTCAAGCCCGACTCGGGATGGACGTTGTGCAAAAAGTCATGGCGGTCGCCGCCTTGGAAAACATAGAGGTGTCGGTGGCCATGCACATCGCGTATCATCTCTTTGCTGTCTTGGTAGTTGCCTTCACCATTGCGGTGAAAACTCATGTTGATTGGTAAGCTCTCAAACTGGCGCTTAGTTTCATGGGCCAAGTGGCCATACGCTTTTTGCAGCAGTTGATCGTAGTCTTGAGCCTCACCGACGTGCTCAGGCATGTGGCGCTTGTAAGCCTCGTATACGGCTTTTTTGTACTCTGGGTGATCTGTGGCCGCCAGAAGGAATGTGCGTCCAATGGCGCCTTGCTTGGCCAGTGAACTGGATGAATTGTCAACAGGCTTGTACGGTTTGCCTAAATGCTGTTTTGTATATGCCTCAGCCGCATGGCGAATGGCATTGTCTGGGCCTTTGATTATCCCTTTGACCGCTTCGTCCGTAAGTGGTTGCGGAATTGTGTTTCGTGATAGTCCTTGCTGGCCTTGACCGGTATCCCGATGGCTTTCGATATTGCCGCTCGTAGCTGCGAAGCCCGATGCAACGCCATGTGGGCGGACTCGGTAGAATGGGCCTTCTTGTGCTGTGTCATAGGTTATTCCTTGTTGTGTGGCCATGGGCACCTCGGGGAGTTTTCGGCATTATGCCAAGCCATGATGACTGTGGCAAACACAATGCT